CCGCGACATGGACAGCGAGGAGGGCCAGAACGGCCTCACCGAGATCCTGATGACCAAGTGCCGCCATGCCCGCGTCGGCAGCTGCATCGTGCAACAGGAGGGCCAGTACGGCCGCTTCGCGAACCTTTCCGGCTCGATGCCGAGCGACGACGAGATCGAGGCGGGGCGGGGCAGCTATGCCCAGCGGTACAAGGGAGGCGCCCATGAGCGGTTCTAAAACCCTGACGGTCACCCTCAGCGATGCCGAGATCCGCCGGCACGCCGCCGGGGAGGCCAGGCAGCTGCGCGACACCCGGCACCGCGAACTGCGGTTCCGGTATTCAACCATCGACCGCTCCCGGGGCGCGTGGCATGTGGTGTTTCGCCAGATCTGGGGCAAGGCCGGGGATTACCCCGGGATCAACACCAAGACCATGCTGGCCACGTTGCCGGCGATCCTGGCGCGCCGGGCTGCTGATGCCAGCGCCAAGTCCACCACCACCAGCTGGGCCACGGTGGGCGACGTGCTGGCGTGGTACCGCGACCGCATGGACCGGGACCGTGGCCTGTCCGCCAAGCGAAAGGCCAGTGCCAAGTCGGCGCTGGATCGCCACCTAGTGCCGAGGCTGGGCGACCTGCTGCTGGTCGACGTCACCAAGGCAGCCATCGACCAGCGCCTGATGTGGCCGATGCAGGAGCGTTACGCCTTGTCCTTCGTGCGATCGGTCTATGGCGTGCTGTCCGTCTCGTTCCGGCAGGCCCTGCGCCTGGACATGCTGGCGATCAACCCGGTGGCGGGGCTCAAGTTCACCGACTTCGTGCGGACCCGGATCAAGCCGAAGCCTGCGCGCTTGCGTGGGGACGATGTGCCGGGCCTGCTGGTGGTGCTGGCCGAGCGCTTCGACGCCCAGGCCCCGGGCTGCATGCTGGCGCTGATGATGCTGTGCCACGGTTCCCGGTTGGGCGAGACCCGGCTGGCGCGCTGGCGCAACGTCAACCTCAATGCCGGACGCTGGTTCATCCCGGCCCCGGATACGAAGACCAAGGCCGAGCACACGCTGCCGCTGACCACCCAGGCCTGCGCGTTGCTGCGCCGGTACCGGGACCACCAGGCTGCCCAGGGCTACACCGGCCCGCTGCTGTTCCCCGGCAGCTACGGCGCACCGCTGAGCCCGAGCAAGGCCAACACCCTGTTCACCGAGCTGGCCAAGGGTGAGTGGTCAAGCCATGACCTCAGGAAGGTGGCGCGCACCGCCTGGACCGACCTTGGCGTGGACTACATGGTCGGCGAGCAGCTGCTGAACCACGCCATGAAGGACCTCGATGCGACCTACATCCACACCACGCTGGAGGGGTTGAAGCGCCGCGCCCTTGAGGCCTGGCACGACCACCTCGATCAGCAGGGTTTCTCCGCTATCCACACCGGGACATTGCCGGGACACAAAACCGGGGCTGCAAGCGATGAGGCCAACAGCGGCGCGGCTTGCAGCGCCTTAGAGCATCCATCCCAAGGGAGGATGCACATTCAAGAAATCAAGCCGGGAGACGGCCATGAGTAACGTAACTGCGGCCCTGCCGCGCAAGAACCTGACCCCCGTCGAGCTGGAGTTCCTCAAGCAGGGCAACCGCATCCTGCTGGACCGGACCAATGGCCGGATCGCTTCGGCGGCCCTGATGGATATCGTGGCCGACTGGCACGGATCCCGAGCCGCGCAGGGGTTCGAGCAGTTCGCCAAGGCCTGGATCATCCAGGGCGGCGCCAAGAACAAGCACGCCTACAAGCTCCTGTGCGAGCTGTTCGGCCTGGACACCGACCCAACGCCCCGGAGGGCTGCATGAAGAAACGGACCTATGCGAACAAGCCATTGGGGGACACCGAGTGGCTGCTGGAGCAGTGGGGCAGCTGGCGGATGGACGGCATGGGCGTGCCCAGGTACGTCTCACCATCGGTCAGCGCGGCAGCAGCCAGCGGCGGCGTGGAGTACTCGCTGACTGATGACACCGCCCTGATGATCGACGCGGTCGTGGCCAGGCTGACGAAGCGCAACCAGCAGATGGGCGACTTCGTCTGGCTGTACTACGGCGCCAAGTGGCCATCGCTGCGGATTGGGGAGGCGAACAGGATGGCCGAGCGCAAGGCATTCGAGATCATCAAGCAGGGTGTTGCCTGGATCGACTCGGCGCTGGAGCACATCCGGGAGGCTGCGTAAAAAGTTCTTTCCGGGCGGATAAACACCTGTTTTTATAGCAGCGTGTCCAGCTTGCAACGCAACGCGACACAGAGAAACCCCGGCCATTGCGTCGGGGTTTTGTTTTTGGGCGCCATATGTCAAATTGACATTATCTTCCGGAAAGGAGCTAGATGATGTCGATTTAAGAGGATTTGAAGGCTAAATACACTGAGGGCTGGCGGCTTGAACTTCAGTACTGGGATGATCTTGTAAAACTCGCTCAGCGGAGCCGTCAGGATCTTGCGAAATTCGTTGGAATAGATCCAGCGGAAATGGTCACGATTGATGGCCAGACATTGCCTGCTGTTGAGATTGGTTCGTATTCTGACAGGAAGTTCGAAAACTGCAGCGCAAGTAGGCTGCCCCGCAACGGACGGGAACTGAAGGTTGCCCTTCGACTTAATTTCCCAATTGAAGTAGATCCTCCCCAAAAAGTGCAGCACGTGTTCACTTTTGAACTGGTACAGGAGGAGGGCGCGTTCAAAGCGATTGACCGCCTCGACTTTGAGAGCAAGAAGTTTCTCGTTCCTGAATTTACAGACTTTTTCAAGCACCTCACGCAGTCGCTTTGAGGTGTGAAACAAGAACCATAGGCCCGCCTCGCGCGGGCCTTTTTCGTTTCTGGAGATAAGGATGGACCCGACCGACCTCGGCCCAGGCACAGCCACCTGGCTGACCGGCTCGGGCACCGTGCTGCTGGGCGGCTTCCTTTGGCTGCGCAAGTTCCTCTCCAAGGACGCGACAGACCGAGCCATGGACAACGCCGACATCGGCACCGTCCGGCGCCTGAATGAACTGCTCGATTCCGAGCGAGAAGCCCGCAAGCTGGCCGAATCCCGCGCTGACCAGTTCGCGAAGGAGCGCAACGACCTTGCGGCAACCGTTGGGCGCCTGGAGGGCAAGATCGAAGCGCTGACCAGTCAGGTCGGCCAGCTCACTGATCGAGTCACAGCCCAGAGCGAGGAGATCGCCCGCCTGCGCGGCAAGCTGGGAGGTAACTCGTGATGGACAGATGTGCATTGGAATTCATCGCCCGCCGGTGGTGGCGGCGCGCCGAGGTGTGGGTCATCGCCGCGCTGTTGATCGCCGGTGGTGCCGTCCTGGGTTGGCAGTCCGCCTACTGGGCGATGGCCAGCACCCAGGCCAGCCAGGTAGCCCAGATCCGGGATGCCTACGATGCGGCTATGGCTGAGCGCGACAAGCGCCTGGACGAGCTGACCAAGCGAACCGACAACGCCGCGGCCAAGGCTTCGAAAGCCGCGACCACAGCAACCAAGGCCGCCGACAAGGCTGACGAGGCACTGAGCCGCGCCCAGCTGGAGAGCACGCAATGATCACCCTGACCGACATCAACCGCCGCCAGCACTTCCTGTCGCCGACCGCCATTGCCCGCGTGCAGGAGGCCGGCACCAGCTCCCAGTGGCACGGCGTCTGCGCCATCGTCCACATGTTCGACGGCCAGGTGCTGGAGGTGCGTGAGCGTGCTGCCGATATCGCCAGCCAAGTTGGCATGCGGCGAGAGGGTGAGTGATGGCAAGTAACTCGCCCTGGCACCACCTCTACAACACGAAACGCTGGTATCAGCTTCGATGGCATCAGCTGCAGAACGAGCCGCTGTGCCGTCGCTGCTCATCGCAAGGGCGGACCGTCGGCGCGAGCATCGCGGACCACGTGAAGCCGCACCGTGGTGACGAGAGCCTGTTCTTTGATGGGAGCAACCTGCAGAGCCTCTGCAAGACCTGCCACGACAGCGCGAAGCAGCGCGAGGAGAAGTCGGGCGTGATCGTGGGGTGCGACGTAAACGGCCTGCCGATCGACCCGAACCACCACTGGAACCGCCAGCGGCGCAGCAAATGAGAGTCAGTCTCGAATGTGGTTTCTGTAGCACGCCACAGCCCCTAGGGGAGGGTCAAAAAGTAGTCGTTCTCGTTTAGTAAGACCGCCCTCGACCCTCTTTACGCAAAAAGCCAGAATTGGAGCCTTTTTTTTGAAGGGCAGAACGCCAGCTCCCACGGCCCAGAAAAAGGTCACCGGAACGTCGCGCCCGGCTCGGGAAAACAAGCGCGAACCGCAGCTTGCTGTCGCGTCCTACCAGCCTCCGCCCGCTCACATGACTGCTGGGGGCAAGGCGGTGTGGAAAGTGTTCTGCCCACTTGCGTCCTCGATGGGCGTGCTTGCTGAGGCTGACCTCCAGACCCTGGAGCGACTATGCGAGGTCGCCGCCGAGGTTCGTCGGCTGACCGATGTCATTGCGAAAGAGGGGCACACCTATGCGACCGCAACCGGGCTGATCAAGGCCCATCCTGCGGTAGCCATGGCGGCTGACGCTGACCGCCGGCTCCTGTCCTACCTAACCCACTTCGGCATGACACCAGCCGCACGTTCCAAGGTCCAGGCCATTGGCGAACCAACGAGTAAAGACCCGGAAGACGAGTTCTTCAACTGAGGTCAGGAAGGTTTCCTATGAGGTTGACCCTGTAACCGCCTGGGCCTTGGATGTCCAATCCGGCAAGGTCTTGGCAGGGCCTGATATTCGCAATGCTTGTGGCCGTCACCTCCGCGACCTGGAGGATGGGCCGAAGCGTGGCCTGGTGTGGGATATCGCGAAGGCCAGTCGGGCAATCCGGTACTTCAGCACGGTCCTCAAGCTCAACGGCGGCGAGCACGAAGGTAAGCCGTTTGTTCTGCTGCCGTGGCAAGCGTTCATCGTGGGTTCGATCTTCGGCTGGCTTGGCGCCGATGGCTTCCGGCGATTTCGTACGGTGTACATCGAGTCGGGTAAAGGTTCTGGCAAGTCTCCGCTTGCCGGCGGTATCGGGCTGTACTGCCTGACCTCGGATGGCGAACCGCGGGCCGAGGTGTACGCTGCGGCGACGAAGCGCGACCAGGCCATGATCCTGTTCCGTGATGCGGTGGCGATGGTTGATCAGTCGCCCGCCCTGAAGAAGAAGATCAAGAAGTCCGGTCGCGATGAGAAGGTCTGGAACTTGGCATACCTTGCCACCGGATCCTTCTTTCGGCCGATCAGTTCCGACGATGGCCAGTCTGGGCCGCGCCCGCACTGTGCTCTCATCGATGAGGTGCACGAGCACAAGAACAACAAGACCGTCGAGTTCATGCGGGCCGGCACGAAAGGCCGTCGGCAGGCGCTGATCCTGATGATCACCAACAGCGGTCACGACCGCACATCGGTTTGCTACAGCTACCACCAGCTCGGCGTGAACGTCTGCGCGGCCGGTGCGAAAGGCGTCACGAAGCGGCACCGCCACTTCAACGACAGTTTCTTCGCCTTCATCTGCTCGCTGGATAAGGGCGACGACCCATTCAGGGACGAGAAATGCTGGGGTAAGGCGAACCCGTCCCTGGGGCATACCTTCCAGCCGAAGTACCTGCGCGAGCAGGTGACCGATGCGAAGGGTATGCCGGCGAAGGCCAGCACCGTGCGGCGGCTGAACTTCTGCCAGTGGGTTGACGCAGCGAATCCATGGGTCGAGATCGACACCTGGTTGTCATGCTGCGCCAAGTTTGACCCGAACAAGCTGGATGGGCTGACCTGCTTCGGCGGGCTGGACCTTTCCGGTAAGCGCGACCTGACGGCCCTGAACCTCTACTTCCCTGAAGAGGGCAAGGCCATAACCGAGTTCTGGACACCGAAGGATACGTTGCTGGACAGGGCGGCAATCGACGGGGTGCCCTACGAGGTCTGGCTGCAGGACGGCCATATCCATGCGCCACCTGGTAAAGCGATCAACTATGCCTTCGTAGCCAAGCGCCTTGGTGAGCTGGCAGCCAAGTACGACATCAAGGCCGTTGCCTTCGACCCGTATCACATGACCTATCTGGAGGCAGAGCTCGAGGCGCAGGGTATCGAGTTGAACCTGGTTCCCCATGGGCAGGGCTTCCGACCGGCCCGGGATTCGAACCTGTGGATGACCCACTCAATCGACCTGCTCGAGGATCTGATCCTAACAGGCAAGATCCAGGTGCTGGATAACCCCTGCCTGACATGGAACGTCGCCTCGGCGGTGATGGAGGCGGACGCCCAGGAAAACCGGATCTTCTCCAAGCGCAAGAAAACCGGACGCATCGATGGTGCCGTCGCCATGGCGATGTCTGTTGGTGCCGCAAACCAGACCGAGGCGAAGGCAGAAAAGAGCCTCTCGGATCACATAACCAAACACGGAATCAGAACCCTATGACTCCTGAACAAGAGGCGCCCCGTGAAGACGAGGCGTCGGCCCTCGCTCGCCTGCGCGAAAGCCTGCCGGATGTGGTCGGCATGGTCGGCTTCGGCCTGCTTGCACGCGGACTCTGGGTTGGCTTTGGTGAGGCCGTGGCGCTGTCGGTGTGCGGGGTGATCCTGATGGCACTGTCGGCGTATGCCGTCATTCGAGGAGGGAGCTGATGTTTAAGGCCCTGCTTGGGAGAAAGAGCAACCCGCTCGCCATCGACACGCCAGATAAACTGGCCCAGGCCCTGGGCTCTGGATACGAAACATCGTCGGGTCAGCGAGTGACCACCAGCAGCGCTCTGCAACAGCTGGTGGTGTTCAACTGCGTGCGCGTGCTTGCCGAGTCGATCGGCATGCTGCCGTGCCGCCTGATGAAGCAGACGGACAAGGTGCGCTTGCCGGCGACAGGTCATCGGCTCTACCCGCTGCTGACCATGGCGCCGAACGGCTACATGACCTCCCAGGAGTTCTGGGAAATGCTGGTCGCCTGCCTGTGCCTGCGCGGCAACTTCTACGCCTACAAGGTCGAGGCGCTCGGCAATGTTGTTGAGCTGCTCCCGCTCAATCCGGACATCGTCACGCCGAAGCTCAACGACGATTGGTCCGTTGAATACAAGGTCGATTTCAAGACCGGTCAGAAGACGCTCACACAGCGGGAAATCTGGCATGTGCGACTTTTCACTCTGGACGGCCTGAACGGCCTTAACCCGATTGCCTACGCCCGCCAGACGCTCGGGCTCGGCCAGGCAATGGACGCCCACGCCGGCAAGCTGTTCACCAACGGTGCGGTCACCAGCGGGGTGCTGCGCACTGAGCAGACGCTCACCGACGAAGCGTTCGCCAGGCTCAAGGAAGAGTTCCAGGGCGAGCACATGGGGGCGGCCAACGCCTACAAGCCGATGATTCTGGAGATGGGACTGGATTGGAAACCCATCAGCTTGAACGCCCAGGACGCCCAGTTCATCGAGTCCAAGCGCATGACCGAGGCTCAGCTTTGCGGGCTTTTCCGCGTCCCGCCGCACCTGGTGGCGAACATGGAAAAGATGACGCTCAACAACGCTGAACAGATGGGCATGAGCTTCGTGAACTACTCGCTGGTGCCGATCATCACGCGCATCGAGCACCGGATTCAGGTTGGCCTGCTCAACGAGAAGGACAGGTTGACCCACTACGCCAAGTTCAACACCGGCGCCCTGATGCGCGGTGACCTCAAGGGCCGCTACGACTCCTACGGTAAGGGCATTCAGTGGGGGATCCTGAGCCCGAACGACTGCCGTGAGCTGGAGGACGAGAACCCTCGCGAAGGTGGCGACATTTACCTGACCCCAATGAACATGACTACCAAACCAGAGGCTGACGACGATGCAGACAAAGCAGCGCCTTGACCTGCCGCTGACCATCAAGTCGGTCAGCGACAACGGCGAGTTCGAGGGCTACGGCTCGGTGTTTGGCGTGGAGGACAGCTACGGCGATGTTGTTGTCCGCGGCGCCTTTACCGCAAGCCTGGCCAAATGGAAAGAGAAGTCCCGCCTGCCGGCCATGCTCTGGCAGCACAACATGAGCGAGCCGATCGGTGTGTACACCGAGATGCGCGAGGACGATGTAGGGCTGTATGTCAAAGGGCGGTTGCTCACTGACGCAGACCCCCTGGCAAAGCGGGCTCACGGTCACATGAAGGCCGGCAGCCTCACAGGCATGTCCATCGGCTACATGCTCGACGACTACGAGTACGACAAAGAAAAGGGCATCTGGCTCTTGAAGGCCATCGACCTGTGGGAAGTCTCCCTGGTCACCTTCCCAGCCAACGATGAGGCCCGGATCACCGATGTGAAATCTCTGCTGGCCCGCGGCGAAACACCGCCGCCCAGCAAAGTGGAGCGGGCCCTGCGAGAGGTAGGGTTTTCCGGCTCCCAAGCCAAGGCCTTCATGGCCAAGGGCTACGGCGCAGTTTCACCGCGAGAGGCGGGTGCCGACGCATCACTCAATCATTTGAAATCCCTTATTGACCGCATTGAAGGAGCCTCTCATGGCCGTTGAAGAAAAAGACATCAAAGAAGTCGCGGATGCCCTGGGCAAGAAGTTCGACGAGTTCAAGGAAAAGAACGACAAGCGCATCGAGGGCCTGGAAGCGGAGAAAGGCAAGCTCTCCGGCCAGGTCGACACGCTGAACGAGAAGCTGGGCGAACTCGATGAGCTCAAGTCAGCCCTCGAGAAGGAGCTCGCGGAGTTGAAGCGCCCCGACGGCTCCGGCACCAAGGCCGCGAGCGAGCACAAGACCGCGTTCATGCAGTTCGTTCGCAAAGGCGTTGACACCGGCCTGGGCGACCTGCAGGCCAAGGCGCTGCAGATCGGCAATGACGCTGACGGCGGCTACGCCGTCCCTGAAGAACTGGACCGCAGCATCATTGAGCTGCTCAAGGACACCTCGCCGATGCGCCAGGTGTGCAACCAGATCACCGTGGGCTCGCCTGACTACAAGCGCCTGGTCAGCCTGGGCGGTGCAGGTTCTGGCTGGGTTGGTGAAACCGACCCGCGCCCGGCGACTAGCACTCCAACTCTCGGCCAGGTCTCTGCCTTCATGGGCGAGATCTACGCCAACCCGCAGGCTACCCAGACAAGCCTGGACGACATCTTCTTCGACGCCGAGGGTTGGCTGAATAGCGAGGTCGCACGGGAGTTTGCCGAGCGTGAGGGCAATGCCTTCCTGCTCGGCAACGGCGACAAGAAGCCGAAAGGAATTCTGGCCTACGCATTGAGCACGGCCAAGGACGCGACCCGTCCTTTCGGCACTCTGCAAAAGCTCATCACCGGTGCCGCTGGTGGTTTCACCGGTGACAACCTGATCGACCTGGTCCACTCGCTGAAAGCAGGTTATCGGGCCAACGCCCGTTTCATGATGAACAACCTGACCGTGGCTTATGCCCGCAAGCTCAAGGACAGCGAGGGCAATTATCTGTGGCGTCCTGGTCTGGAGCTGGGGCAGCCTTCGACCCTGCTGGCCTACGGCATCACCGAAAACGAGGATATGCCGGATATCGCGGCGGATGCCAACGCAGTCTCCTTCGGCGACTACAAGCGCGGCTACACCATCGTCGACCGCATCGGCACCCGCGTGCTGCGCGACCCGTACACCAACAAGCCGTTCGTTGGTTTCTACACCACCAAGCGCGTCGGCGGCATGCTCGTCGACTCCCAGGCGATCAAGGTTCTGACCCTGAGCGCTGCCTGATCGAGCGGGCGCCCACGGGCGCCCACTCCTGGAGGATTTATGCCAATCATTTCCGTGAAGAAGGCGTTTCCGTTCGCTGTGGACGGTAACCAGGTGGTCGAGATCCAGGTGGGCGAGCAGGAGGTTTCGGACCGTTGCGCGCTGGTGGCAGTCGATCACCTGGGGGTAGCCGAGTATCTCGACGGCTCCGGCCAACCTGAAAGCGATCCGCTGAAGATGAATGTTCCTGAGCTCAAGGAGTGGCTCACGGCAAAGGGGATCGAGTTCGATAAGGGCGCGAAGAAGGAAGACCTGCAGAAGCTGGTGCCGAACAATGATTGACCTCGGCACGGTGAAGGAGCACCTGCGGGTCGATGGCGACGACGAGGATAGCCTGATCCAGGGCTACACCGACGCCGCCATCAGCACCTTCGAGCTGTGGACGAACCGCAAGCTGATTGCAGAGGGCGAGCCGCTGCCTGACCCGATTGGCAATGCCCTGGCGTTCCGCAAGTCGATCCAGCAGGGCGCGTTGCTGCTGATCGGCCACTGGTACGCCAGTCGGGAGACGGTTGTGATCGGCACTATCGCGACCGAGTTGCCGATGGCCACCACGGCCCTCTGGAAACCTCACCGCTGGGTGAACATATGAGGGCCGGCCCGCTGCGTCATCGCTGCCGCCTGAGCAAGTCCGAGCGGGTGCAGAACAACACGGGCGGCTACGAGCCGGTGTGGGTGCCGGTGGGAGAGGTTTGGGCGGAGATCACCATACCAACCGGCCGCGTCACGCCAGTAGCGGAGCAGGTGGAGGCGGTCGTCAGCGCGGAGATCCGCATTCGCCACCGGGCTGATATCGCCGCCGGCTGGCGGGTGACCGACAAGCGCACCGGCGTTACCTACAAGGTCGAGGCTGCGCTACCGAACAACGAACGGGACATGCTGCGGCTGCTGTGCTCCAGCGTCCCCAACCCATGAGGTGAGCCATGAAAATCCGTGCACTGGGCCGGCTCTCCGGCGCCACCGGAGAGCGCGTTAAGGGCGCTGAATTCGTAGTCGACAAGGAGTACGGCGCCGGCCTGATCGCCCGCGGCTACGCCGAGGAAGTGACAGAGCAAGTCGCCGCCGAGAAGCCCGCGAAGCCAGGCAAGGCCGACCAGGCCGAGGAGTAACCCATGGCCAGGCGCTCAAGCATCCGGGGAGATATCCGGCTGCGCCGGACGCTCCGCAACATTCACAAGACCATGGACAACGAGCTGAAGCCGGCGATGGAGATTGCGGCCAACCGCATCCTTGAGTCACAGCGTCAGCTGATCCCAAAGGACACCGGCGCAGCTGCTGCCGCGCTGAAGGTCTATGTCTCGCCCAGCGGCCTGGACGCCCAGATCGGGATCCGCGGCAAGCGCGACAACCGGAAATTCTTCTACCTGCGCTTCCTCGAGTACGGCACGAAGGGCTACACCGGCGACAAGCGTGCGGGTAATCGCAATCGCCAAACCAAGAACAAGAGCGACGGGCAGAACTTTTTCGGCAAGCACCCGGACATTCCGGCCCGCCCGGCGCACCCATGGTTGCGGCCCGCCATGGAGGTCAACAGGGAGTATGTGATGGCAGATATCGAGGCAGCGGTGCGGCGAACGCTGCGCAAGGCGAGCCAAGGGGTAGGCAATGGCTGATCCATCCGTAGCGCTGCAGGCGGCGCTGTTCGCTCGGCTCCAGGCCGAGGTCAGCTGCCCAGTCCATGATGGTGCCGACATCAACACCCCGAAGCCCTATGTGTCGATCGATCGCGAGATCTCGACCAACGTCCGGCCCATCGCCGGGCGCAAGCGCGAGGAGCGCCTGCTGTACCTGTCCGTCTGGTCCGACGCCGTCGGCCAGGCCGAGGTGAAGAAAATCAACGGCGAAGTGATCGCCGCCCTGGACGAGCGGCGATTGCCGCTGGCGGACGGCCGCGCTGTCTCCGTCCGAGTGCTGCAGTCCGATGCCCAGCGAGACGCCGACGGCATCACCTACCAGGGATCGATCACCGTCCGCGTGATCACCACCCACTGATCAACCCCACCGGCCGCGCCGCGGCTCAATCCAATGTGCCTTTGGAGGAACCCCCATGGCCGAAGACAACCTCAACACAGCCGCCGGCTGCCGCCTGGCCATTGGCGGCAAGACCGGTGCCGACACCGAAACCGAATACAAGGCCGACACCTACGTCGATGTGGGCGAGATCGAAGACCTGGGCGAGTTCGGCGACACCTTCAACCCGGTGAACTTCACCTCCTTGGCCGACGGCCGCGTGCGCAAGTACAAGGGCACCGCCGACGCCGGCAACATGACCCTGACCGTGGGCCTGGACAACGGCGACCTTGGCCAGAAGGCGGTCGCCGCCGCGCACAAGGACCGCACCAAGGGCAACTACAACATCAAGGTCACGCTCAACGACGGCGACCCCGGCGCGACCCCGGCGATTCTGCCGACCACGTTCTACTTCGCGGTCAAGGTCATGAACAACACCGTGGCTGCCGGTTCCGCCGACAACGTCGTGCGCCGCAACATCACGCTCGGTATCAACACCGAGATCCTCGAAATCGTGGCCGGCCCGGCTACCCCGTGATTGACGGGGCTTCGGCCCCGTCTCCCGCTGAGAGAACCTCATGAGCGAAGCCCTGTACGGCACCACCACGCTGGTGGTCGGAGCGCGAACTTACACCCTGCAGCCCACCCTGGAAGCGGCGCTGCGTATCGAGACCCGTTTCGGCGGCCTGCGTGGTGCCCTTGAAGCCATGCGCCTGATGAGCATCGGCTCCACCGCCGACATCATCATCGCCGGTGCCGGGCTCAAGCCTGACCAGCACACTGAAGTTGCGACTGGTGTGTTCCAGACCGGAGTGGCGAAGGTATCCACCGAGCTGATCGAGTACCTCACCGTCCTCCTCAACCCCGTCCCGCCGAGCGTTGCCGCCCGGGGAAAGCCCGAGGCGGACAGCACAGCGCAGTGAAGAACGGCAGCTACGTCGACTACCTGTTCGGCGTGGCCACCGGATGGCTTGGCTGGCCGCCTGAAACCGCGTGGCGCACGCCGGTGCCGCAGATCATGCTCGCGCTCGATGCGCGCCTCGATTGGACGGGGCGCGGGCAGGCCCAGGGCCAACCGCCAGGCCAGCACGCCGCGTCACGCCGTCCGGTGAGTGTTGCCGACAAGTTGAAAGCCTTCTTCCGGGGGCGCCAGGAATAGTAGCTCGCCGCCTACGGGCGGCTTTTCGTGCTTGGAGAAATGCATGGCCGATCAACAAGTCCAGGGGATGCTGGTCCAGATCGAGGCGACAACCGCCCAGCTGCGCCGCGAACTGGCCAGTGCCGACCAGGTGGTGGCCCGCAGCAGTCAGGCGATCGACCGCAACCTGGCCACCGTCGACTCGGCCTTCGACAAGACAGGTGCGGCAGCTCAGGGCGCAGGCACGCTGATCCGCGGGGCGCTGGCGGCTGTTGCCGGTGCCGGCATGATCGGCGGCATCATCAAGCAGGTCGACGCCTACGGGCAGATGGCCGACCGGATGAAGGCTGCGGCCGGCAGTACCGCCGTGTATCAGGAAGTGCAGGAGCATCTGCTGCGCACGGCCCAGGAGACCTACCGCCCCCTTGCCGAGGCCCAGGAGTTGTACATCCGCACCGCGGACGTCATGAAGACGTTGGGATTCAATACCCAGCAGGCGCTGGAGATCACCGACAGCTTCAGCTTTCTGCTGGTGACCAACGCCGCGACGGCTGACAAGGGCGCCGCAGCGCTGGACGCCTACTCGAAAGCACTGCAGACCGGCAAGGTCGAGGCCGATGGATGGATCTCCATTCAGACGGCGATGCCGACCATCGTTGACGCGATCGCCAGCGCCACCGGCAAGAGCGCCAAGGAGATTCGCAAGCTCGGCGTCGAGGGCAAGCTGTCGCTGGACGACCTCAACACGGGCCTGCTGCGCACCGTCGAGGTCAACCGCAAGGCTGCTGCTGACATGTCGACCAGCGTCCAAGACGCCATGGTCAACATCAGCAACGCCATCAGCACTTTCCTTGGCGGGATGGAGGAGCGCACCGGGCTTGTGGGTGGGCTGTCGAAAGTCCTGCTGGCTCTGGCGGACAACGTCAACCTGGTTGCTGTCGCCATGGGCGGCGCCGGTGTTGCCGCGCTGACCAACTATGTCGCGAAGGCAGGCCTCGCGCTCCAGGCCGCGCTGGCCGACCGTGCAGCGCGCATCGCCCAGGCGAAAGCCGTGTTGCAGGCTGCGATTGCCGATCAGCGCAAGGCGCAAACAGCCACGATCCTGGCGGCGCGTGAGGCTGCAGCGGCACGCGGTACCGCCGTGCAAACGGAAATGTCGCTCCAGCTGGCCCAGGCCAGAGCCCTGGAAGCGGCGGCCACTACGGCTGTTGCAACGGCACAGACCGGTTTGCGTGCAGCGTCGGCCGGCGTGCTCGCGATGATGGGCGGCCCCATGGGGCTCGCGCTGCTGGCCGGCACCGCAGCGGCCAGCTTCCTGCTGCTGGGCACCAACGCCGACAAGGCCAGCGTCAGCATTGAGGAGCTGAAGAAGCCGGTTGCACAGCTGCGGGAAGAATTCGCCCAGCTCAACCGGGACCAGCGCGAAGCCTCGCTGGTGAAGTGGCAACAGGAGCAGATCAACGCCACCGACAAGGTGAAGGAGGCTTACGGCGACCTGGCCCAGTCCATCCGGCAGGCGGTTGTTACCGCGCCCGCCCGCGACTCTGGCGGCCAGTATGGCCAGCAGCTGCGTGCGTTCCAGGAGGTGGTCGACCGGCTGAAGGAGGCCAGGGCCGCCGGTACCGAACTGTCGCCTGTGCTGCGGGAGGTGGGCGACCGCCTGAACCTGCCGACCGCCACCGTGCAGCAGTGGATCACCCAGGCCGGCGCCGTCAGCGATGCCGACCAGCGCTCTGCGCTGATCGCTGAAACGTTGCGCGTGCTGACCGGGGTCACCAACGAGAACACCGCCTCGACGCAGGCGAACAACGCCGCGAAGGCCGGCATGACCACGGCGGGCCAGTCCTACCTGGACACCCTGCAGAAGCAGCTGGCCGGCCTGCAGGACAATGGCGATGCGATCAAGATCGCCAACCGCCACATCGCGGAGAACGCCAGCCTCAGCGAGACGGATCGCCAGGCCATCCTGTCGGCGGCCAATGCGATCGAGTCGCAGAAGAAGGCCAACAAGGACGCCACCGACAGCAGCAAGGACCGCACCAAGGCGCTGAAGGACGAGATCAAGGCGCTGGACGCCATCATCGACAAGGCGCTGCCGGAGAAGAAGCGCCTCGAGGATCTGGCGGAGGGTGTGAAGGGGCTACGCAAAGCCCAGGCCGCCGGCAAGATCACCGCTGCCGAAATGGAACTCGGCATCAAGAACCTGAACCAGGCATATGGCGAAGACACAATCCAGAAGCGCACCCAGGAGGAGCGCAAGCTGGCAGAGGTGCGGCGCAACAGCGCCGAGGCCTACCGCAAGGCAATGGAGGTGGTGCTGCAAACCCGGCAGGACGCGATCAATGCGGACGTGGCCGGCGTGGGCATGGGCGACGATCAGCGCGAGCAGGCCGACCGCCTGAACGCTGTGCGGCAGAAGTACGCCGATGCCCGCCGGCAGCTGGAGGAGCAGCAGGAGGACGTGTCGCGCCAACTGAGCCAATCGGCCTACGAGCAGCGCCTGGCCGACCTGGCCGACTACCAGGCCCGCGAGCTGCAGATGGAGGTCGACGGCCACGAGGCCAAGCTGCAGGCCCAGCGCGACTACCGCAACGGCGCCAAGCGCGCCTGGGCCAACATCCAGGCCGACGCGGCGGACGTCGCAGGTGCAACGGATCGCACCTTGTCTGCGGGCTTCGACTCGGCCACCGCGTCCCTGACCAACTTCGCCATGACCGGCAAGATGAAGTTCAGGGACTTCGCCACCAGCGTCATCAGCGACATGGCCAGGATCGCCAGCCAGCAGGCCGCAAGCTCTCTGCTCAGCGGCCTGATCGGCATGGGGATATCGGCTGTGGGCAGCTACTTCGGCGGCGGTGGCAATGGTCTGCCGGCCGGATCGGCAGGCGCCGTGTCGTCCAACCTGGGCGCGTCCCAGGCTGGCTACGGCAGCGCTTACTTCCCGCAAGCGCTGGGCGGCGCCTGGCAGGGCGGTGTGCAGATGTTCGCCAAGGGTGGTGCCTTCACCAACAGCGTGCTCAACCAGCCAACGGCGTTCGGTATGGCCGGCGGCAAGCTGGGCGTCGCCGGTGAAGCCGGCCCTGAAGCGATCATGCCCCTGGCCCGCGGCGCCGACGGATCGCTGGGTGTGCAGGTGGTGGGCGGCAATCAGGGGGGTGGCACCGTTGTGCAGGTGAACGCACCGATGCACTTCACCATGCAAGACCGCAGCTCCGAGGGCATGCAGCTGGATACCGATGCGCTCGGGCAGGCGATGCAGCAGCAGATGCAAGGTGTTGCCGAGCGTGTGGTTGCGGCCTCTTGGCGCCCCGGCGGCGTCAGTCATGCCAACAGCCCAAGGAGGCGTTAATGGCGATCGAAACATTCACCTGGTCGCCTGATGACGAGGCGACCTCGGACAACACGTTCAAGGTCAGGAAGTCGCAATTCGGCGACGGCTATGTGCAGGTTGCCGGCGATGGATTGAATGGGGAAAGCGACAGTTGGCCTCTGACCTTCGGCGGTGTCGCCGATGAAATGCAACCCATCCTGGCGTTCATTCGCCGGCACAAGGGCTTCAAGTCGTTCCTGTGGACCCCGCCGTATGGTGAGCTTGGCCTGTATCGCTGCGAGAAATTCGGCACCCAGCGGCGTCCTGGTGGGATTGTCGTTGTCACCGCAACCTTTGAGAGGGCCTATCACCCATGACCCTGATATCGCAGATCCAGAAACTTGAGGCCGGCTCTGAGATCTTACTGTTCGAGCTGGACGGCTCCGACTTCGGCGCCGACATGCTGCGCTTCCACGGTCATGCCATCCCGCACACAGCCACCGAGCTGGCAGCGGCTGGAGTGGATGCCGACCAGCTACCGGCCAAGCCCATCTGGTGGCAAGGCAACGAGTACGACGCCTGGCCCATGCAGCTGGACGGCATCGAAGCGAACTCGGATGGTACCGAGGTTCGCCCGACCTTGAGCGTGGGCAACGTCAACGGCAGGATCACCGCCCTGTGCCTGGCCTTCGATAACTTGCTCGAGTTCAAGCTCACCGTACGCCACACGCTGGCGCAGTACCTGGACGCGCAGAACTTCCCAGAGGGCAACCCAGAGGCTGACCCCACCGAGGAGAGTATCGAGGTCTGGTACATCGACCAGAAAGTTGCAGAGAGCGGCACCAGCGTGTCGTGGGAGCTGGCCAGCCCTGGCGATGTAGGCGGTGAGAACATCGGCCGACAGATGACCCAGCTGTGCCACTGGGCCATGACCAATGGTTACCGGGGGCCAAACTGCGGATTCACCGGCCCGTACTTCGATCTCGACGGCAATCCCACCGACGACCCGGCCAAGGATCAGTGCAACGGCTGCCTGGACACCGGGTGTGTGGTGCGCCACGGCCAGGGAAACCAGCTGCCGTTCGGTGGCTATCCGGCCGTGTCCCTGATCGCCAGGAGCTGATCATGCTGAAACACATCCTTGCCGCCGTGCAGCAGCACGCCGCGGCGGAGTACCCACGCGAGTGTTGCGGGCTGATCTTGGCCGTGGGCCGCAAGCAGGTGTACTTCCCCTGCATCAACGTGGCCACCGAGCCGACCGAAGAATTCCGCATCGCGCCGGAGCAGTACGCCGAGGCGGAAGACCAGGGCCAGGTGATCGGGATTGTGCACTCCCACCCGGACGCCACCAGCAGGCCTTCGCCGCGTGACCTGGCCATGTGCGAGGCCACCGGCCTGCCGTGGCACATCCTGTCCTGGCCGGAGGGCGACCTGCGGACGATCACGCCCACTGGCGAAACACCGCTGCTGGGGCGACCGTTCGTGCATGGCGTGTGGGACTGCTGGCAGGTTTGCGCCGATTGGTACCAGCGTGAGTGGGGGCTGGAGTTCCCGACCTACACCCGCGAGGACGGCTGGTGGGAGCAGGCCGCTGGCCCGAGCTTGTACGAGCAGGCCTACGAGGCTGCCGGCTTCTACCAGGTAGACCGGCCCGAGCGCGGCGACATGATCGTCATGGCCGTGGGCCGGACGGCGCACCCGAACCACGCGGGCATCTACCTCGGCGGCGACCCCAGGCTGCCCGGTGAGCAAGCCGATCTGTACGGCCCTGGGCCATTTCTGCTACACCACCTATACGGCAGGCCGTCCGAGGTGATCATCTACGGCGGCCCCTGGCACGACCGAACCCGCCTGGTGCTACGCCATCGGAATGCGAGGTGATACATTCGGTCATTTCATGGAGGGAAAGACATGCGAGCACTTGTTGTGTTGGTTTGGCTGGCGCTTCTGGCGGGATGTGCGAGTGTGAACGACACGCGAAGTAACCCACCGTTGTTGTCATTGCAGTCCTCGAAGCCAGCTCCAGGGGTGGCGGAGTGTATCCGCGATAGCTGGCAAAGCACGACTGTTCTCGGCGCAAGCATAGGCGGCATTCTTCAATCCACAGGGGGGCGATATTCCGTCCTGGCCCCCGACGCCCAGGCCCCGCTACATGTGGTTGATGTCACACCGAAAGGAAGCGGATCGTTTGTTCAGTATCATTTTTATCGAACTTGGCAGTCTCCGTTGCAGAGGGTGACCGATGCGGTCAAAGCCTGCATCTAGCTGCTCAACTAATCAAACCACCCTCGGGTGGTTTTTTTATGGGAGAAGAAAAGCAATGTCAGGACTGGCTATCAACTATCAAAGGATGACGACCATCAAACTGACCGGATCGCTGGCCAGGAGGTTCGGAAGAACCCATCGCCGCCAGATCGAAACCGGTGAGACCTGGGAGGTATTCAAGGCGCTCAAAGCAACTTTGAATGGCTTCGAGGAAGAGATCAGGCGACTGGATAGCATGGGCCTGCGGTTTGCCGTGTTCCGGAACCGGAAGAATGTTGGCATGGACGAATTCGGCAGGGGGGGTACCAGGGAGGTCCGAATCGTGCCGGTGATCGGCGGCAGTAAACGCGCCGGCCTTCTTCAGACCATCATCGGCGTTGCCATTGTGGCGCTAGCCTGGTGGAACCCGCTCGGCTGGTCTGCCGCCACGGCCTTGGCGGTTGGTATGGGGGGTGGGTCGATGGCCTTGGGTGGTGTCATCCAGATGCTGAGCCCTCAGGCGAAAGGCCTATCGATGAGTGCCGCCCCGGAGAATCGACCGTCCTACGCCTTCGGCAGTGCGAACAACACCACCGCCAGCGGCAACCCGGTACCGATCTGCATCGGTGAGCGCCGGTGGGGTGGGGCGATCATCTCCGCATCCGTCTACGCCGAAGACAAGGCATAACAACTGAACTGTCACCAGGCCGCCTTCGGGCGGTTTTTTCTTGCCCGGAGGAAAGCATGGGCGCAGAACTTCCACCCGTAGTCAGCGGCTCCAAGGGCGGCGAGAAGAAACCGAAGGCCCCGTACGAAGCCCCCGATAGCCTGCGGTCCACCAACATTGCCAAGATCCTGCTGGCCGTGGGCGAGGGCGAGTTCGACGGCACGCCGACTGCCCGCGATATCTACCTGGACAACACGCCAATCGAGGATGCCAGCGGCAACGTGAACTTGCCTGGTGTGAAGTGGGAGTGGCGCCCCGGGACAGTTGAACAGGACTACATCCAAGGCATACCGGCGATCGAGAGCGAGACATCGGTGAATGTCGAACTGCGCGGTGACGCGCCGTGGACTCGCGCCCTGAGCAACACTCAGCTGTCGGCGGTGCGTCTGCGCTTCTCCTGGCCGCGCCTGATGAGCCAGAGCACCAGCACCGGCGACACCAACGGCTACACCATCGAGTATGCGATCGACATCGCCACCGACGGCGGCGCCTTCGTTGAGGCGCACCGCAACGCCGTCAGCGGGAAGACCAGCGGCGGCTATCAGCGATCCGTGCGCGTCGACCTGCCGGCGGCGACCTCGGGCTGGGTGATCCGCGCCCGGCGCCTCACGCCGAACGCCAACACCGGCGCCATTGCCGACACGATGACCGTCGCGGCCTACACCGAAATCATCGACCAGAAGCTGCGCTACCCCAACACCGCGCTGCTCTACATCGAGTTCGATGCCGAGCAGTTCCAGAACATCCCGTCGGTGACTGTGAAGTGTAAAGCCCGCCGCTGGCCGGTACCGACTAACTACGACCCGATCGCCCGCACCTACAGCGGCACCTGGGACGGCACCTTCAAGCAGGCCTGGACCAACAACCCGGCTTTCGTCACCTATGGCCTGTGCGTCGAGGACCGGTTCGGCCTGGGCAAGCGCATCAAGTCGTGGATGGTCGACAAGTGGGAGATGTACCGCATCGCCCAGTACTGCGACCAGCTGGTACCGGATGGGGTGGGCGGCCAGGAGCCGCGCTTCCTGTGCGACATGAACCTGCAGGCCAAGGCCGAGGCCTGGACGCTGCTGCGCGACCTGTCGGCCATCTACCGGGGCATGGTGTACTGGGCGCAGGGCGCGCTGTTCATGCAAGCCGACATGCCCCGGGCGCAGGACTTCGACTACGTGTTCACCCGGGCGAACGTCATCGACGGCGAGTTCACGTACGGCGGCGCCGAGCGCAGCACGCACTACAGCCGTGCCCTGGTCAGCTACGACAACCCGGGGAACAACTACGACACCGATGTGATCCCGGTAACCGACCTTGCGCTGCAGCGCCGGTACCAGGATCGACCCATCGAGATCTCGGCCATTGGTTGCACCAGGGCCAGCGAGGCACAGCGCCGCGGCAAGTGGGCGCTGCTGAGCAACAATCAGGACCGCACCGTCACCTTCAAGACTGGCATGGAGGGCCGCATTCCACTGCCTGGCCACGTCATCCCGGTGGCCGATGATCTGCTGTCCGGCCGGCCCAACGGCGGCCGCATCGCTGCGGCGGCCGGCAAGGTCGTGACCCTGGACCGTGACACGCAGATCAAGGCCGGCGACCGGCTGATCATAAACCTGCCCAACGGCAGCGCCCAGGGCCGCACAGTGCAGTCAGTGACCGGGCGCGCCGTGACGGTGACCACGGCCTACAGCGTGCAGCCGGAGCCAGAGTTGCAGTGGGCGATCGACGCCGACGACCTGGCCATCCAGTTGTTCCGGGTGCTGAAGACCTCGCGCACCGCTGACGGCGAGTACGAGATCACCGCGCTGGAGTTCAACCCGAGTAAGTTCGCCGCGATAGACACCGGCGCAAAGCTCGAGGAGCGGCCGATCAGCGTCATCCCGGTTACGACCGTGCCTCCACCGGCGAGCGTGACCCTGACGTCCGACTACGCGATTGCCCAGGGCCTGGCCGTCAGCACGATGACTATCGCCTGGCCCGCCGTGGAAGGGGCCGTCGCCTACGATGTCGAGTGGCGCAAGGACAGTGGCAACTGGGTCAGGATGCCGCGCACAGGCACAGCCTCTGTCGACGTGGTCGGCATCTACGCTGGCGCCTATCTGGCCCGCGCTCGCTCTGTCAGCGCGTTCGATATCACCTCGACCTGGCGTACATCTGCCCTGACCGAGCTGAAGGGCAAGGAGGAAGATCCACCTGCGCTGGCGTTCCTGCGGACCGACTCCGAGATTCTCGGCATTCGCGTCAGCTGGGGCTTTCCACCAGGTGCCGAGGACACTGCCTACACCGAACTGCAGATGGCGTCGGAGGCATCAGGGCAGAACCCAGTCGACATGGGCAGGTTTGCCTACCCGACGCCCACCTACCTGCACAGCGGAATGGCCTCGGCCGTGGTGCGCTACTTCCGTGGGCGCCTGGTGGATCGCTCGGGCAACGTCGGTCCATGGACGGAATGGATCTACGGACAGTCGAGCGCGGACGCCAGCGCGATCCTCGACTACATCACGGGCAAGATCACCGAGACGCAGTTGGGTCAGGACCTGCTGAAGGAGATCGAGAAGATCAGCGGCCAAGGCCCTGGCTCGGTCAACGACCGGATCACCGCAGGCGACACCGCGCTGCAGAGCCAGATCGACTCGCTGCAATCGCAGCTTGCCGATGTTGTCGGCGCGCCGGATTGGGACGAGAACGACGCCTACCTGTCCGGCTCCCTGGTCAAGCTCGACGGTAAGCTGTACCGCGCCAAGCAGGATGTTCCGGTCGGCACCCCGGTGACGAACGCGGCCTACTGGGAGTACATCGGCGACTATGCCTCGCTCGGCGAGCTGGTGACCGCGTTGGCGATCCGCGTCGATGCAGTAGAGACCCGGGTGGAGGAGGTCGACGGCGAGCTGCAGGCGATGGCTACTCGTGTGATCGGCGTCGAAACCCAGGTCTTCCCGCGGATGGCCGGCGCGACGAAGTGGAAGGCCGGCGGCGCCGGTGTGCGCGCTGCGGCTAGGTCGGTTTACAGCGCCTTCAGCAACGCTGACCAGGCCCTGAGCCGACGCATCGATGTTGTCGAGGCGCAGGTCGGTGACGACCTCAACGCTCGATTCGAGCAGGAGGCCTATGCCAGGGTGACCGGTGACGAGGCCCTGGCCACGCAGATCACCACGGTTTCGGCGAAGACCGACGACAACGAAGCGAGCCTGCAGCAGGAGATCACGGCGCGCACGACGGCAGACGAAGCGATGACTGCGCAGATCACAGCGCAGAAGTCCCGCATCGACGGCAACGAAGCGGCGATCGCCAGCGAAGCCCAGACCCGGGCCACAGCCGACCAGGCCTTGGCCACATCGGTGACGCAGCTCACTGCCCGCGTCGGGAACACCGAGGCGCTGGTTGAGGACACGGCCAGCGCGGTGGTGGACCTGGAAGGCAACGTCTCGGCCACACGCAACATCAAGGTCGGCGTCGACGTGAACGGTCGCTACTACGGTGCTGGCATGGGCATCGGCGTGGAGAACACGCCGGACGGGATGCAGTCCACGGTCATCTTCCTGGCCGACCTGTTCGCGGTCATGCACCAGCCTGGCGGGGCTCCCAAGTCCGTGTTCGCGATCCAGAACGGACAGGTCATCATCAACAGCGAGGTGGTCGGGGAAAGCACGATCGGCACGGCCAACATCGCGAACGCGGCGATCACCGAGGCGAAGATCCAGAACCTTGCGGTCAGCACGGCGAAGATCGCCGACTTGTCGGTGACCACTGGCAAGATCGCCGACCTCGCGGTTGACACCCTCAAGATCGCCGGCCGGGCAGTGACCTTGCCCGTCAGCTACTACAGCGCTGGCGTTCAATCGGTCGGGGGCATTGCGGGTGTGGCGAACTGGGCGACGATCTCGACCATCACCTACATCAGCACGGGGCAGCCTGCACTGATGAACGTGTCGAACCAGTACTGCGGAACGTTCTCCTGGCCAGGCGGCTACTGGCGGTTGTTGATCGATGGTGTAGCCGTGACTTCCGGGCGTTGGCTCGGCGCTTCAACCTCAAGTTCTGCATACAACGGCGTGCCCGCCAGCTCTATCAGCTTGAACATGATCCTGAGCATGGCATCAGGCACCCGCGCTGTTACCTTCCAAATGAGCCCTGATCTAAGTCCTGGTGCTGCGCTTTACACAGACAACCGGGCGATGACAATCATGGAGGTCAAACGTTGAACATTGTCGAGTATGATGAGTCGGGGCGAATCCTTTCCGTCATCAACTACCCGACCAGCGATAAGGCTGTCTCTGAACTTGAAGAATATCGCGACCGCCTTGTTCTTCCGCAGGGCTACGTTATTGACTGGGACAGGCACTATGTCGCAGGCGGAGAGATTGTTGAGCGCCCGAGCATGGGCGTTTATGTGGACGGGGCGGTGATCAAAGGAGTGAAGTCGGGGGCTTCTATCACTATCGATGGCGAGAACTACAAGGCCGACGGTACGGATATTGAGTTGTGGTTTGATCGTTCGGGATTGTTCCGGATATCGATTTCTCTTTGGCCGTACGCTGACTTTGAGGTGATGTATGAAAATCGAACATCGATCCAACTATGAGGCGCTGCGCGTTGCAGCGTACCCGTCAATCGAAAGTCAACTTGATGACTTGTGGCATGCAATGCATCGCGGCGAGATCCCGATTGCAGAAAGATTCTACGAAAACATAAAGGCCGTGAAAGAGCGGCACCCGAAGCCGGAGAGTATTGATGAACCATAAGTTGCTGATGTTGGCGAGCGCCCTGGTCTTGGGCGGATGTGCCAGCGGGTGGGCAGAGTACCGCGACAAGCACGAGTGCCGCCCGACTGACGAGCTGCTTAAGAAGCACGAGCTGGTGACCGAACAGAGCACAGTCTCGGTCACCGGTGTTGCCCCGTCGTTCTCGCCCTCGGTATCGGTGCGGGTCAAGACCTACCGGCGGTTCGAGTGCAACAACGGCGCGATCTGGGGGCCGGCTTTCTGACCGTGCCGCAACGACTATTCAGGAGGCCGCATGGCTCAGAAGACAATCGAGCTGGGAACAGCTCCCGATGGCATGGACGGCGATGACGCACGGACTGCGTTTCAGAAAACCAACGACAACTTCACCGAGCTTTACCAGGGGGTTGGTGGCGCCCAGCCTGCCAACCCCAAATTGTCTGCCATTGCAGCCAGTGTATGGGCCGCGAACCAACTCTTGATCGCCACGGGCGTCGACACTATCGGTGCGTTGGCCACGGGCACAGCTGGGCGGGCATTGGTAGCTGCAGAATCCGCAGCGCAGGGCCGCAGCGCCATCGCAGCGCAGTTGTCGCACGTGAATTTGACGGCGCTTTCAGCGATAGTTTCCGACGTTGATCGTCTGCCGATTTTTACCAACAACGCGGGGGCTATGACGTTCTTGCAGGCTGGTGCGGCAGGTAAGCAGTTGGTCGGTACGACTACATTGGATAGCGTGCGAACGCTGATCGAAGTTACCCGCCCGTTGTGTACCACCGTTTCCGAAACCCGAAACTTCAACACCATACTTGCGCAAGGTTGGTGGCCGGAGCTGGTCGCAAACAGCGCCCCTAATTCGCCAAACTCTGCGTTCGGGCTTTCCTCAACTAATCCTGCCGCGCCTTATTGGTACGTACACAACAATATCTATAACAATTCGGATACGCATATCCTGCAAACTGCATATCCGTACGCGACCGATGATACCAATCGTGCGGCGCCCGTTTGGCGTATTCGTTATGGCGGCGTTTGGGGGAACTGGCGCCGAGCCCTGACTATGGGGGACGTCGTAGCAGGTACTTACGACGCAACTGTCGGCAAACTAGTAACCACCGGGACTGCAAGCGGCGACGGTTGGATGGGGTTAGGTGCTACATCAACACCTGCTGTTGCCAACTTGAACACTATCACCAGCACATCTTTCTATACGTTCAATGAAACTGCCGTGGGGCGACCCGACTTGTTTGGCTACGGTAACGTGCTGACCATCATTAGAGCCGCGAATGAAGCTACGCAAATTGCGTACTCTGTGGTCAGTCCTAATACAATGACCCGGCGTAAGCTAAACAGTATTTGGTCAGCCTGGACCGATGCAACACCTATCGGCATTGGCCAATCTTGGCAAGACATGACGCCACAACGCGCAGCGGGCGTAAACTACGTCAACAGCACAGGGCGCCCGATCCAAGTCAGTGTTGCCGCGCAAGCTGGCCAAGTCGGCAACTATTTTGTTCTCTATGTCAACGGGGTTCCTGCGGCATACAGCGGCTCAGGGTTTAGCACCGGGGCGATTATCGCATGTCAACCGGTGATCGTACCTCCTGATGCCACATACTCGCTTGCTACAAGTAGCGGTGTTGCAATGGTTGGTCCGAGTTGGAAAGAATTGAGGTGAACATGAAAAGCGAAGAAATGAAATATTATCGTCCCGAACCTTTGGGCGGCGAATCTGCCATCTATGCATATGCAGCTGATGGTAGCCAGGACGGATTCATTATCGAAGGTCTTGTGTTGATGAGCGATGATGAAGTTTCGCGATACTTCGAACGTCCTGAAAAGCTTGCGCAAGAACTACTCGTAATAGCAAGTGAGGAATCTTGGCGAGACGCCGAAATTCAGGTTGTTAAAGATAACTTGGATGCAATCCTGTTCGAGGACCCCGATGCATTGCTGGGAACGGAATCGCAATGGAAGGCATACGGTGTTGCGCTGCGCCGCTGGAAGGAAGGCGCCGAGGGCTACCCCCACGAGGAACACCGACCCTCGCGTCCGGCATAGCAGCCCCGCAACAGAATCCGACCGCCGCCTGGCGGTATTTTTTTGCCTGGAGAAAAACCATGACCCAATCCACCGCACGCGGTGTGCGCAACAACAACCCCGGCAACATCGACTACAACCCCCGCAACGCCTGGCAGGGACAGCTGGGTGTCGAGGTGGGCGTCGCCAAGCCGCGCTTCGCCCGCTTCGACTCGCCCGAGAATGGTATCCGCGCCTTGGGCAAGCTGCTGATCAACTACCGCGGCAAGGACGGCATGCCCGGCGTTGGCGGGAAGGGCATCGACACGGTGCTGGAAACCATCAACCGCTGGGCGCCGAGCAACGAGAACGACACCCAGGCTTATGCCGCTGCTGTGGCCAAGCGCCTGGGGGTTGGCATCACCGACCCGATCGATATCAAGGATCGCTACACGCTGTGGGTGTTCGTGGAGAGCGTCATCATCCATGAGAACGGCGGCAACCCGTACAAGGGTGCAGTCATCGATGAGGGCGTGCGGAGGGCGCTGGCGTGAAGGCCTGGACGCTGCGCCTCACTGGCGCCGGCCTGCTGATCGTGCTGGGCATGGCCGTCGGCACTTGGGCCACCACCAGCCACTTCCGCCCGATGCTCGACACCGAGCAGGACCAGGTGGCCACCTGCAAGGCAGCCCGCGACAACCTCGCTGGGCTGGCAGCGGAGCAGGGCAAGGCCCTGGGCGCCCTGACCCTGGCCGCGAACGAGCGCCAGGCCAGGGCGGCGCAGGCCGTGGACGAGGCAGCGGCCAGCGCTCAGGGGGACTTCGCCGCGGCGAATCGGCTGCAACAGGAGCGCACCGGTGGTGACCAGTGCGCGGCCGCCACCTCGATCATCGACCAGGAGCTTGGCCTATGAGGATGCTGGTGTTCGTGCTGGCGCTGGCTTTGGCCGGCTGCAGTGGTCGTGCTGAGCCGCAGGTGCAGTACGTGCGCGTCGAGGTTCCGGTGCAGGTGCCGTGCCGGGCGCCGGAGGTCGCGGTGCCGCCCTGGGCAGCTGCCGACCTGCGCAAGAGCGACAGCCTGGAAGTGAAGGTGCGGGCGCTGCTGGCCGAGCGTCGGCAGCGGATCGGATACGAGAAGCAGCTGGAGGCGGCGGTTTCCGCTTGCCGATAGCGTAGCCATACCCCAATAGCACTGGCTGGAGCTCCCGGCCGGCGCACATTTCAACGGCCCACCTTCGAGCACCTTGAGAGCCAACAGGACCCGGCCCCTGGAAAACGAGAGCCGATGTGACAAACCCAATCATTCCCTGGATGGGCGGCAAGCGCCGCCTGGCCGATCGCTTAATCCCACTGTTCCCATCCCATGAGTGCTACGTCGAGGTGTTCGCTGGCGGTGCGGCGCTCTATTTCATGCGCCCTCAGCCTGCCCAGGTGGAGGTGCTGAACGACCTAAACGGCGACCTGGTCAACCTCTACCGGGTGGTGCAGAACCACCTGGAGGAGTTCGTGCGGCAATTCAAATGGGCACTCAGCTCGCGGCAGATCTTCGAGTGGCAGAAGATGGCGCGGCCGGAGACGCTGACGGACATTCAGCGCGCAGCCCGCTTCTTCTACCTGCAGCAACACGCCTTCGGCGGCAAGGTCACCGGGCAGACGTTCGGCACCGCCACCACTGGGCCTGCCATAAACCTGATGCGCATCGAGGAGAACCTGTCAGCAGCGTGGCAGCGGCTCGCCGGCACCTACGTCGAGAACCTGTCCTGGCTCGACTGTGCCGAGCGCTACGATCGAGCGCACACGTTTTTCTACATGGACCCGCCTTACTGGCAGACCGCGGGCTATGGCGTCGACTTCCCGTTCGAGGAGTACGAGCGGATGGCCGACTTCATGCGGCGCTGCAAGGGCAGGGTGATGGTCAGCATCAACGACCATCCGGACATACGCCGGGCCTTTGACGGGTTCCACTTCGAGCAGCTGGATATCCGGTACACGACGGCGAACCAGCGGCACGGCCAGGCCGAGGTGACTGGCGAGCTGGTGATCATGAACTGGGAGCCGGACCAACTGGGGCAGTTGTTCTAATGGCGCTTGTGTCGTTCGCGAGGTTGAGCAGAGATTGACGGTGTATAGCTGTCGCCGATGGGGAGTGGTAGATGAGCCGCCCCCTACCCGCCAGCAGGGGGTGGTGGCTCCAGCCTTAGGCTCTTACTTTGGCCAGCACGAAGCTAGCACAGAGCACCAGTACTGTAGCGGTTACTGGACCGACACCAGCAGCACAGAGTGCCGCTGCTGCTGCGCCGAACGCATAAATGCGCTGAGCGAGAGCCTCTGAACCGTTCAGTTCGGTCATACTCATCGTACGTCCTCCCAGAACTTGCCACCTCAGTCCCTTACAGCGGTTGGTAGGGAAGTGGCTGGCTCAGACTGCGCCGCTATTTTGTGTTTACCAGACACAGGGCACGGCACCCAACCGGTTCGATGGCGCCGTCAGTGAGTGCTAAAGGCGTCTAGATGGGTCGCATCATGCCCAAGACGGGCTGCGGCGTCTAGTGGCGTCATGCCACTTTGTGGGTGCGGGCTGGAGACCGAGCGGGGAACTGGCGCCAGCTTATGGAGCGTCCGAACACCCGATGGCTTCGTGAAGCCGGCACCACAGACTTGCGAGCCTCGGTCATGGGGTGCGGACGACTGTGGAAAATTCTTTACGCAGGTCTATTTGCAAAACCACGCGCTAAGTTATTGATTGTTATAGGGAAGTTTTGGCGTTTTTCAGGCCATTAAAAGGTCAGATAATTCTATTAAAATCAGCAGCTTACGATTGATCGAGCCGCCACCTTGACATGGTGGGGGTCGTTGGTTCGAGTCCAATTGTGCCTACCAAATCAGAAGAGGGCGATCCGCAAGGATCGCCCTTTTTGCTTTTGGTCGCGTCCAGCGGGCGAACCAGATGCGAGCT